AAAGAAACAGCAACGGGGGCATCAAAAGTAATACTAAGAGACGATCAATTTGATCCGCCTATTGAAGATTACGAAGCTCAGTTTGGTAAAATGTCAAGATCAATTGAAGTATTGTATGACGGGGTAATGGTTCTTGGCACTGATATACTATTAAAGTGGGAGTTGGCTAAAAACATGATGCGTCCTAAGAGTGACGAAACTAAAGTTAAAATGAGCTATAGTATTGTAGCCCCTAGAATGTACCAAGGTAGAATAGAATCACTTATTGGTAGATGTACGGGATTTGCAGACATGGTTCAGATTACGCATTTAAAGATGCAACAGGTATTACAAAAAATGATACCAGACGGGGTATACCTTGATGTTGATGGTATAAACGAGGTTGATTTAGGCAATGGTACAAACTATAATCCACAGGAAGCATTAAATATGTTTTTCCAAACTGGATCAATTATAGGTAGATCATTTACTCAGGATGGCGACATGAACCCAGGTAAAGTGCCAATACAGGAAGTGCCAACTGGTAATGGTGGAGCAAAACTACAAACATTAATACAGACTTACAACTACTATCTACAAATGATAAGGGATGTGACTGGTCTTAATGAAGCCAGAGATGGTAGTTCTCCAGACCCTAGGGCATTGGTTGGTGTACAGAAATTAGCAGCCGCTAATTCAAACACTGCCACAAGACATATACTAGATGCAGGATTATTTTTAACACAAGAACTAGCGGAATGTTTATCATTAAGAATATCTGATATATTAGAATATCACCCCGCTAAAGAGGCATTTATACAAAAAATAGGTGGATTTAATGTAGCCACGCTTGATGAACTTAGTGATTTGCATATACATGACTTTGCAATAAACTTGGAGCTTACCCCGGATGACGAGGAAAAAGCCATGCTCGAAAATAATATTCAAGTTGCTCTTTCTGGAGGATTAATAGATTTATCTGATGCCATCGATATTCGTGAGGTCCGAAATATAAAGCTTGCTAACCAGCTGTTAAAAGTTAGACAAAAGAAAAGACAAGAAAGAATACAAGCGGAGCAACAAGCAAATATACAAGCGCAGTCACAATCGAATATTCAAATGCAACAAGCTGCTGCTCAAACTGAAATACAGAAAGATCAGGCAATGTTCCAAACAAAATCACAATTAGAACAACTGAAAGGTCAAATTGAGCAACAGAGGATAGCTGTTGAGGTAGATGCTAAAAAACAATTAATGGAATTAGAATTCCAATATAATATGAAGTTAAAAGGCATGGAAGTTGAGTCAATGCAACAAAAAATTAAAGAAGATCAAGATAGAAAAGATCAAAGACTTAAAATGCAAGGTACTCAGCAAAGTGAATTAACAAACCAAAAACAAAACAATTTACCACCAAAGAATTTTGAATCATCTGGCAATGACATAGTTGGAGGTGGTTTTGACTTAGGTTCTTTCGAACCTAGGTAATAATAGTACTAATACTTATATAATATTTTATCATGGAAGAAATTAATGAATTACAAGTGCAGGAACCTGCAGTTGAGAATAACGGTACATCAGTAGGAGCTGATGGAACAATAAAAGTAGATCTTAGACAAGCGTCAAAAAAAGCAGTTGAACCTGCTAAGGACCCTGTTTTAAGAGTGGAAAAAGAAATTACTCCGGTAGTAGCTAATACAGATGTTCCAGAAGTAATTGCGCCAGATCAGATTGTAACACAGGATATAGAGTCCGTGTTGGAAGAAATAATTGATGAACCATTAACGGACAAAGCCCCAGTAGCAGCAATAAACCTACAAGAGGAAGTTAAAGAAGCTTTGCTAGATACAAGAAATACCGGGGTAGAATTACCTGAAAACATCCAAAAAGTTATTGACTTTATGGCGGATACAGGGGGTAGTTTAGAAGACTATGTTAAACTAAATACAGATTATAGTAAATTAGATAATTATAATTTACTAAAAGAATACTACCAAAATACAAAGCCACATTTAGACAGTGATGAAATTGACTTTTTAATGGAAGACAATTTTTCGTTTGATGAGGATGTGGATGACGAAAGGGAAATCAAAAAGAAAAAGATTGCTCAGAAAGAAGAACTACAGAATGCAAGGAAGCACCTAGAAGACTTAAAATCTAAATATTACAGTGAGATTAAGTCCGGTTCTAAATTAGCACCTGAACAACAAAAAGCGGTTGAGTTTTTTAACCGTTATAATAAAGAGAATGAAGAAGCTACTAAAATAGCCGAAACACAAACACAAACATTTTTGCAAAAAACAGATCAAGTATTTTCAGAAGATTTCAAAGGTTTTGATTTCAACGTGGGGGATAAAAAGTATCGTTTTAATGTTAAAAATGCTCCTGAGGTGAAAAACACCCAAAGCGACATCAATAATTTTATCAAGAAGTTCTTGAACGAAAAAAATGAGATGTCAGATGCTAAAGGTTATCACAAGGGTTTGTTTACGGCAATGAATGCTGATGCTGTAGCGCAACACTTTTATGAGCAAGGTAAAGCCGACGCTGTAAAAGATAGCACATCCAGAGCTAAGAATATTGAGATGGGCGTTCGCGGCGTACATCAAGATGTTAAACAAGTTAATGGATGGGCCGTGCGAGCAGTAGATACAAGAGGAGCTGATTCGAAATTGAGGATTAAAACATTTAAAAACATTTAAAATAAAAAATTATGGCATTTGCAACGTCGCCAACTAGTTTGGCAAATTTATCACATTTAACTCCACGTCCTGTAAAAGGTTTATTTGGAGACAACTATTTGTCTTTGGCAGATATGGACTGGACACAACAATTCTTACCTGAGGTGTACGAAAAAGAAATTGAGCGTTACGGTAACCGTACAATCGCTGGATTCTTGCGTATGGTTGGAGCTGAAATGCCAATGGCATCAGATCAAGTAGTATGGTCAGAACAAGGAAGATTGCATATCGCTTATGATACTGCTACTTCAAACACTCCTGGTGGAGCAAACGGACAAACACTTGGATTACCTTCTCCTGGAGCAGACGGAAAAGCGCCTTTACTAGGAGCTGGGATGACTCTTGTAGTAGCACTAGGCAATACAACAAACAAAGCTTATGTTAACTCTGTAGGGGCTTTAGCTGGTGGAATTCAAACTTACAACATCTCTGTTTATGATAATGCGAATAGTAACTTCACAGCAGCTTTGCAAGGGGCTACCGCTGAATTACCTCTTAGCTTGTTCGTTTATGGTTCTGAGTATTTAAAAGGATCTGAGGCTGCAGGAAACTCAGTTGATGCATCTTTTACGCCTTACAGCAATCAACCAATTATCTTAAGAGACAAGTATACTGTTAACGGTTCTGACGTAGCTCAAATCGGATGGGTAGAAGTTACTACTGAGATTGGTACTGGTGGTTACTTATGGTATTTAAAATCAGAGCACGAAGCTAGAATTCGTTTTGAAGATTACTTAGAAATGGCAATGGTTGAAGCTGAAAAAGCAGCTGGAACAATCACAGCTAACGTTGGACAAAATCCTGGTGGTGGTAACATTGAGGGAACTCAAGGTTTATTTTCTGCACTAGAGGAAAGAGGACTTGTTTATAACGACCCTGACTTTGGCGCTGCTGGAGGTGTTGGTATTGCTGAATTTGATACTATTCTTTCAGAATTGGACAAACAAGGAGCGATTGAAGAAAATATGTTGTTCTTGGATAGAGCTACCTCACTTTCTATTGACAATATGCTTGCTGCTCAAAATTCTTATGGAGCTGGTGGTACATCTTACGGTGTATTTGACAACTCTGAAGATATGGCATTAAACTTAGGATTCTCTGGATTCCGTAGAGGTGCCTATGATTTTTACAAAACTGACTGGAAATACTTGAATGATTCTACAACTCGTGGACTTATCAATGACATTAAAGGAGTGTTAGTTCCTGCTGGAACTTCTACAGTTTATGATCAATCATTGGGACAAAATATCTCAAGACCATTCTTACACATCCGTTACCGTGCTTCTGAAGCTGATGACAGACGTCTAAAATCTTGGGTTACTGGTTCTGTTGGAGGAAACTACACAAGTGATTCTGATAAAATGAATGTTCATTTCTTATCTGAAAGAACTATGTGTACTCAAGCAGCGAACAACTTTGTATTGTTCAAAGCAACCTAGTATTACTTTTTAGTGTAGTGGTTACCCTCGTTGAATTTACGGGGGTAATTATTACCTTTTATTACTCTTATAAATTTTTTAATTATATTATATCATGGCAAAACAAGCTACAAAAGTCGCTACAGAAAGCGCACAAGAATATGTACAATATGATGTACAACCAACATTCTCAGACGCACCAAAGGAACCTGTAAAACAAGCTCCTAAAAAAGACGAATGGGTTATAAAAGATAGGTTATATGAATTAACCACGGGTAGAAAACCCCTGATTTTCACATTACCAACAAAGCACAGTAATACAAAAGCTTTATTGTGGTTTGATCCGGAAAAAGGATACCAAAGAGAATTAAGATATGCTACTAATCAAAGATCAGTATTTGTTGACGAACAAGAAGGCCAAGTAATATTAGGCAGAATTGTTCTAAGAAATGGATCACTTAGAGTTCCTAAAGAACAAGTAGCTTTGCAAAAGCTGTTATCATTATACCACCCAGCTGTTTTATCGGGGGTTGTAAAAGAATACCAGCCAGAATTTATTGCAACAAACCAAGTAGATTGGATTGAATTTGAGCTAGAAGCTTTGAATATGGCGAAGAACATGGACATTGATGAGGCCGAAGGAATACTAAGAGTAGAAATGGGATCAAAAGTTACTAAATTATCTTCAAAAGAACTGAAGAGAGATTTACTGGTATTCGCTAGAAACTACCCTGAAGAATTTATGCAATTAGCAAATGATGATAACACACAATTAAGAAACATCGGGATTAAGGCTGTTGAGGCTGGAATATTAGCTTTATCTGGAGACCAACGTACATTTACTTATGGGGTTGGGGGAAGAAAACTTATGACTGTTCCGTTTGACGAACACCCATATTCTGCATTATCAGCTTATTTTAAGACTGATGAAGGAATGGAAGTATTTAAAGCAATACAAAAAAGACTTTAAAGAATACCCATTATAGTAGTTAGGCTGCCTTATGGGTGGCCTTTTTACTATAAATTAAAAAAAAATAAATTATGGCTGTAAGCGTAGATACTGTTTATCAAAGAGTATTAGCAATACTTAACAAAGAACAAAGGGGATATGTTACCCCACAGGAGTTTAATTTGTTTGCTAATCAAGCTCAATTAGATATATTTGAGCAATATTTTTATGATATTAATCAATTTGGCAGGCTCCCTGGCAACAGTACAGAATTTTCTGACATGCTTAATATCCTTAATGAAAAAATTAATATCTTTGAGGCTAATGCCCCAATGAGTTATTCTGATCCATATTGGAACACTCCTGCAAACCTATATAGATTAGGTACAATAGTATATGATAACGTTACTACTTCAAAATCATTATACCCAGTTCCAAACACTGTAGTTACCACAATAACGCCTGTAGAAGCACAGCGGTTAAATTACAATGAATACTTGTATATAGCTCAATCACCCTATACCAAACCATCT